CTCGTCGCGGAAAACGTGTCTGGAATCCGCAGGTAGTCAAAAACGTATTGAACCAGAAAATAACACCTAAACATTGCGTCACATAATCGCGAGCAGGGAGGGACTCGGGACCGGTAGCAGACTGGTTTGACGTTGACGGCGAGGACTATTGTATCGCAGACAAAAACGGAGATTTGATACTGCTCGACGGCGATGGATGTGCGATACATACCGAAGTGGCCCACATCCCGCTCATAGGGCAGGGCAATGCGTCAGACCGTAAAATCTATAACGCGTTGGTCGTCGAACGCGAGAAGCATCTCAACGACTAAACGAAAGAGGGGGGCGGACGATTCCGGCCCCCTCTTTTTATTTTCTCGGCTTTCTTTTTTTCTTTGGCTTCGCTTTTTTCTTCCCGCCCATTTTACTACCGTAATGTCTCGGCATCTTATTGTCCTTTCTTTGTTTATTCTGCCCTTCTCGGCGTGGCTTTATACGTCCAGACATTGTTGACTTTATGGCGCGTCATATCGACAAACCACCCGCCCATCGGACGGGGAGCTTTCCCAGTCTCATGCCACCATCCCGACCCATCTCCGGCGAACTCGTCTTTATACGTTGGCAGTTGCAGGTGGTGGTGAGTTTCGGCATACGTCACGCCGTTTGAGTTGATCCGCTCTCGACGCATCTCCATCGACCACGCCTCATGGATATGGCCGGAACAGATTATATCCGCGTCCGGCAAAAACGTAGCGCGGCGGTTGGTGGCGATAACGCCTTTCGTTACGGGTCCACCCCCGCCAGAGCCGTGGGTATAATAAATCTTTTTGGTGTCACTTATATAGCTGTTCGAGTGTTGGATATAGCGAAGAAAAACCCACCCGCTATAGCCCATCCGTTGAATCTCTGAGCCGGTGCGGAGGTTCAACTCGTTGATTGTCGCGCCGAGCAGATCAAACTCGGTATGACGCAAAATAGAGGTCTCGTGATTGCCCTCGGCCCACCCTGCGATATATGGCGCGTATGGCTCAAGAAACGCCACAGAATCTTCTACGAGCGCGTTGAGATAGTCTGAGCGTTTATACTGCGGGAGCAGTGCGCTCTTTGATCCTCGGCGATCTGACGCGCCCTGCATCGAATCGAACCAGTCACCGAGGAACAAGGCACGGCCATTGGCCGCGACAACCTCGTCTAAATGCTTCTTGATCAACTTCCGGTCGGCATGGGCCGAGTCGAAATGTTGGTCCGACGCGAGAAGAACGGGAACCGTCCATTCTGCGCCCATCGGCGTAAATGAAACCGAGATACATTTGTCGCTCAACCGCTCTACGGTTGGCTCTATTGGCCGCCGCTTCCTTGCCGATTTAGTCCCCATAATTTATACGCCCCGTCTACTCAGTCAGTGACGGATACGCTTCTCTCCTTTGCGACTCGGCTAACCATTTCGCGTATTCAAGCGCGGCGGTATATCGGTCGATTTTTTGCTCAACGCGTGTCAACTGGTCGTTGATGGATACAAGCCTTTCCTCCATCCTCGCCTCAAGAGCCGTCAAACGGTCTGTATGCGACAAGGTGGCTGTAAACAGCCAACCAATCGCCGCAAGAATACAGCCCGTTAGAATGGATTGAGCGTCGAATCTCAAGGCTCCGCCCCCGTTGCTAAAACTCGACCATCTGACTAATCTCGGTCCCGACCTCTTTAGCGAGATCGGACGAGAGGCCGAGGCCGGATAGAGCCGCCGCGATGATTAACGCGGCGATCCGCTTAGTGACTTTCTTAGTTGCGACCTCTTCAAGTTTCTTTTTTATAAAATCCATGTCATCACCATTTGACCTTGTTCGCCCAATACGCCGCGCTCGTCGGCCCCTTGGCTATGTTTTTCGCGTGGCGTGCTTTCCACGCCAACCGTCGCGCCCGATACGCCTTTGACTCGCCTTTCTTTTTTGGCGAGCCAGAAACGCCCTGCGACCCAAAGCGGATCAAGCGAGGCTTACCGCTCTCGCGTATCAAAACCGCGTGGCTCTTCGTTTTATGTTTGGGCGTTCGCTTCGGTTTACTGTATCCGGCGAACCGTTCGCCCCTGTAATTTATCGCCATAATTTACTCGCAAACGTGGGTTGTGACTTGTAGACTCAGAGCGTCGAGTCGTTTCTCTATATAATCCAATCGCGTGAACTGCACAGCATCCGCAGGCAACGAGCCGATGGTCCCGCGAGGCCAATTCTCGCTAAAGTAGCTGTTCGCGTCGGTATCTTTGCGGAGTAGCATAAGGTCAACCTCATGGCGCGTTTTTGTTTTCTCTAATTCGATCAGTCGAACGTCATGCTCTTTGATTGCGGTCTGTTGCTCGGCGACCTCTTCGACTGCTCGACTTAGTTTCTGCTGTTGCTCAAAGATCGCGCTTATCTGATCCCATCCCAGATATAACGCCGTCCCACCTGCCAAGAGCATCACAAGGAGCAGACCGGCTTCCTTCGATAGCGTTGATATTGCTCCGGCAGTGTCTAATGGGTCGGAACTATTCGCTTGCTCCGTTGGTTGGTTGCTCATTTTGTTTTAGCTGATATTTCCCGTTGGCATAGTCGAGCGCGCCCTGCAACTGGCAACATTGCGGGTCATTAGCAACAACAAACTGCGCCCGTTCGCGCAGGGCTGTCTCGATCTCTTTTATTAACTGATCGTCACTTGCCGGTGTCGGCTTGCTTTGGTCCTTGCTCATCGTAAAAACTCCTGTAGGGTTGTAGGATGGTAGGGGTGTAGGTTATGGATATAATATAATAAACTTACGGGCTTGATGCACTCCACGGAGCAGGTTCTTCCCGAGGCGCGTTGACGCGTCCGGCGAGTTGTTGCTCCAGACCGCCGCGCTGATCAGCGGCCCACTGGTCGAGGTAGGTCACGCACCGATCTGGTAACGCCGTCATATCGGCGAGAGGTTCAAAGTCTGCCGCCGTGCAAGCGTCGAGATCAAGAGAGACCCACGGGTCCGTCGAAGCGACTCCGAGGTCGGGGTTGTCAGAATCCTCGCACCGACAGACCACTACGACGGCAGTGATGACGTTTTGCTGTACTGATCCGTCGCCGATCTCCATCTCTGGAACGACGCGGAGTCTTTGGGTTATCTCATGTGTATGGACGTACATTTTTTATTCTCCTATCTATGCTGCTTCTAATGCGGCTACTTTGGTTTCAAGGGTTTCTATCTTCGTGATTGCTTCTTGCAGTGCGGCTGTCAGCAATGGGATTAGTTTTGTTTCACCTAAGCCTAAATACTCTTCATCGTCTGTTTTGTTGGTGACAACCACAGAATCACTGTAGTCGGTATCAGACAACACCTCTTGCACTTCTTGCGCGATAAAACCAACGTCCGTTTTTCCAACGTCTAAATTGTGTATTTCATGGGCCTTCCACTTGAATTGCACAGGATTGAGGCGCGAAACTAAATCAGTAGCGTTGGATAGTGTCTGCACCTCTTCTTTGTAGCGTCCATCGGACGTAGCAATAGTCGCGTTAGTCGCAAAAATCTGAGAATTGACTTGCAATTTATAGCTACCATTAGACGATGTGTAACCAATTAAAAGATTACCTGCCGATGTCAGCCGCATCCCTTCGGGGTGAGTAGCACCGCCCCCATACAGACCAAATGTCAAATCGCCATTATTGCCAGACGTATGCACTGCCGCAATTGTTGCCGAGGTTTCTTTTGCTCCACTTGTCGCTTGGAGTCTCAGCACTGCCCCCTCTCCGACAGTTGCTGTGTCTGTGACTTTAACAAACACCCCACCAGCTGGCACTGCGCCAGTTGGACTACCGCCGCCTGCCCCTTCCAGATCCAATCTGCAAGTTGGCGAGGACGATCCTCCTATGCCCAACTTTCCATCCGAGCTTAAATGCATTTTAGTCGTGCCGTTCGTAGTAGCAAACTCCATCGAATCAGCACCGTGATTATACGTTATACCGCCATTATTTGATCCGCTTGTATCGCCAAAGTCGAGGACGCTGTAACCGCTACCCGAACCACCAATGATCGCTACGCGAGAGACCGAACCTGCGGCTGCCGTATGTTCAAAAATAGCTTGCGTGTTACTTGTTACAGATGAGAGATTGGCCGTACCCGTTGCTGTGTGCAACACGGCTAATGGCGAGGCCGCGCCGATGCCGACGCGCTGTGAGCTATCAATAGACATAGCCTCAACGCCGCCGTTCGTATTAAACGACATCGTATTGGTGCTATGGTTATATTGTATATTTCCGCTGTAGCGATCTGTGCCTGTCGTGCCGTCAGCAAAGGCAAAATATCCTATACTCGTCGTCCCACTAACTAAGATGACCGAGGCGTTACCTGCGCCGCCGCTCGCCACCCAACTTGGCGTACCATTAAAAGCGTAATCATTGGGGTTAGTTAATCCGAACCCCACCGAATTATTTACACTGTCAACGTACAAGGTGCTGGAGTCAATATTTAGGCCCGGCGCGGTTAATACAAAGTTTGCTGTGTCGTCGGGATCAACGATCAACTGCTCTAACGCCCAACGGTTCGCGTCTGCTTTAACCCGCGAAACGTCAAGCAAGGATTTGCTCGTCGGCTCGCCAACCGTCCACCGTTGCCCGAGGCTTCCGTAACTATAGGGATTTGTCGCCATTGTATGCTCTCTCTCTATTCTTTCTGATTCTTATCCAACGTACGATATAGCCGAGTCGGGGTCTAACTGATTTACGCGCCCATTCGGTAGCGTCCCCCATCCAGACGCGACCCGTTGCTCGTCTGTTGCCGCGTCGTAGTCGGGATACCCGGGCGAAACGACTGCCCCGATAGGTTTATACCATCGCGGGACAATCTGCGCTTCTATGCGAATGCGCGTGTCGTCTGGGGTCATCTCTTGCACCCCTAACACCACCCACTTTTGCGTAAGCCGGTAGATGTTCGCGCCCGTTGAAAACGTCTGTGCCTTTGTTCCGCACTGCGCTCGACTAACTGTAATGCGCGAGTTGCCCGTATCAACCGCAGACACCTGCATCAGTTCGGGAGGGCTTGAATTAGACTCTTGCAGGTAAATATAATCATTTACGCGAAAGAGACCCGCCTCGCCCGTCGTTACGTCAATCTCTGTCTCTACAGCGTCAACGGCCTCGGCTGTTTCTGTCACCTGTCGCGCCCTCTGGCTTGCCTTAAACTTCGGGTGATCCAGAAACATAAAGTCGCCCGGTTGCACCCGTATACCGTCGTGCATCAGCGAAAACGTGAAGCGGTCGCGGGGTTGCGAAAACCAATCAAGGCAATGGTCCTTGAATACTTCGGCGGTCGATTCGTCGCGGATAAACTGGCTGATATAGCCGCCGTCATCTAAAAAGGTTCTCTGCCTGTTTCCGCCTAACGCGTTGACGGCCTTATATGCTTGCTGAGAAGAGAACGCCAAGTCGTTAATGTTTGGCCCGAGATAGTAACTGATAGACGAGAGCGTAGACACCGCCCCGCCGTCAACAGCGGTCAACGTCAAGACGGTCTCGCTCACAACCGACGCGACGGTATAGAGCTTGTCGTTGTCTACATAGACCCCTTCACCGACCACAACGTCGTCCGTCTGAAATGTTGCAGAGGTATCGGTTAGGGTTGATCCCGCCTCGGCAGTATTGGCCGTGCCGGTAATCCTAAACTGACCGCTTGCTATCGTGGCCCGTTGCGGTGCGCCCGTGGCCGGATGGATGCCGTAGCGGATAGCAATCTCGTTGTAAATGTCGGACGCATTGACCGGTTCAATCTCAAGATCATATTGCTGTTGCATAGGGTTGTCAATAGGCCCAACAACCGGCATATGATACCCGCCAATAAAAAAGTGCTCCGGCGTTCTGTTTTTGTCCATCGCCGCGCAGTGAAACTTCCCGGCAGTGCTATAGAGCATAAGCCCCGCCTCAAAACAGAACGAATCGAGAAACTGGTCGGAGACCTGCTCCCGCATTACAAAATCAAAATACCAGTCCGTGCGAGATGCCGCCGCCGCCGTAAAAGAGGTCGCGTCAATCTTGGCCTCTTCAAGGTTGTTTAGATTCTTCCCGCGAAGTAATGCCTCTAAAATATAGACGGGGTTTCGCAACACAGACCCACCGCTCCCAACAACCGCAGACCCATCCTTGTAATACGCATGAGAATCAAGCCACCCCTGCATCGTCTGGTATATTTCCGGCTCTTGCTCAACCAACGACAGGAAGTCGTCAAACTCAATCTTTATTGATGCCTCCTCTATGCGAGTCTCTGGGTAAGGCCACCGTTGACTGATCATTAAATGCAGGTTAGCAATACTTGACCAGTCCTCATAATTAGCCAACGTCAACGGATAGCTTACGTCATTGGCCGCTGTAATGCTTGAGGCTATCGGCGTTACATCCGATACCGTCGTATCGTATAGATACCACTCATAAACGCCCGTGCTTGATTTTATATACAGAGAGACACTTGTCATTGTGCCGATCTTAGGCAAGCCGGAAAACCACACGCGCAGGTTGTTGGAGTCTATCGAAACGTATGAGGAGTCGCCCGGGGGGATACAATCATACCAGTTTGTGTATCCGTTGCCGGGGAAAGTCCTTGTGGGCCGTGCGAACGTGATGCGGGCCGGATCGTCAAGCGTTATTATCCTGTCGGTGATTGACGCGTTGACAATCTGCGCGAACTTTTCCGCTTGAGGATACCATTGATAAATATAGTCAGTCGCCACAAGTTGATGCTCTGAGGCGATGGCCTTAAGCGCAAACTTGTCGGTCATTCGCGCAGGGGCCAAGCTGACGATATCACCCGCCCGGAGATCGTCTGGTGTCTCGTTATGGTTGCCGAAAGCTTCGGGTATCACTGCGCCAAGAGAGTAGGCGAACGGATACGTTACAGGGTCGAGGAGTTTGCTTGGTATCTGCTTAAGCTCGGCCTTGCTGTCGTCTTTTAGGCGTAACGTCCAGACGTTGTTTCGCGTACTGTTCCGCTCAATAACGCCGCGAAAAACCTCTATGCGGTCGCCTTCAACCTCGGAGCCTGTCGGGAAGATAAAATAGACATACACCTCGTCATTGCTGATTACGTGCGTGTCTGTTATGGTAGACTCGCCGCCCTCGTCGCGGAGTCGAATCGTAGAGGTGGCAACAGGGCCAAGACCGCCCTGCTCTTTCACGCGCAACATACCGAGGTCTATACCTCGCTCGGCTATGATTCCCTCGTAGGTGTTAGACGAGAGTGTATAGGGACGCGAGGCCCACCGCTTGGTCGTCGTAGACGCGCCGTATTGGTCGAAGGTAGAAACGACCATCCAAACGCCCTTGACCCCATCCTTGACGCGCTCGGCCTCTTGTGCGCTTGTTAGCGTCCGCGCCATTAGGCAACCTCTGCCAGTTGAACCTCAACCGCGTATGAGTCGTAATCGACGAGCCGCGCCCGTTCAATGCCGCCCGTATATTTTACGGTGTAGTTGGTGCCGTTCTCGTCGGTGTAGGTGACTTCAGTCGATGCGCCCGAAACGGTCGTATACCAAAACGTCTTAAGGGTTGTATAGTTGCTCGCGCTCAAACTTTGCCACGCCAACGTCCACCGCTTAAGCTCGCCCGAGCCGCGAGTGATTGACGTAATGCGCCCACCCATCGCTTGCTGTATGGATTGGTCGAGGAACGCGAACGCTTGCCCCGGGTAGTCTGGAGCGGGTAGCGTGACGGACGGGTTGGTCCCGTCATCAAAGGTTATGTCTGCCATCTCTTAAGCTCTCCCACTGGCTCTAAGCCCTTCCACTGGTAAACCCTAACCGTTGCGGCTCATCATAGGAGCGGTCGCCTATGGCCTCTTTTACCGCGCTGTTGATTGCCTCGCTTATGCCGGAGGCATTGAAGTTTATAATTGATGCGAGGTTTATTTCAATCAATCTGGTTGTGTCTAATTGTATAAGTTCTGGAACAGATACAACAGCAGGGAGAACTCTAAATAAATTATAGTTCTTTAAAAACCCCATATCAATTTCAATAGGATTGCCTACAGAGAATTTAAATAAATCGTTTACTGTAAAATCGGCAGGGGTGACATTAAATAAATTATTGTCTTTTAAATACTGCATTTCAATATCAAAGCCCGAGCCGCTACTTAATCCAATTAATTGATCTATGGCGAATTGGGCTTTACCTGTAATCTCTACAAAGCCCGGAGTCCCGAAGTTGTAGCGCAACGGACGAAAGCCCGGGTCTTGTGTATTGCCGGAAATAAGCCATCCCCCAAAAACGTCAGACCAATCGTCGAGCGCATATTTCCCTGTGATCTGTATACGGTTACCAAAATTGACGGGTAGTTTCTCGCGCCCATCGTAGACGGGACCGTAAAACATTTGATCATAATCGTCAATTAAACGCTTCCAGATATGTAGTTTGTGCGAGCCGTTAAAGTTTATCTCCGGCTTTTCTCTTCCATCCCAGACAGGGCCATAAAGGATTTGATTGTAGTCGTCAATTAAACGCTTCCAGATATGCAACCTGTGCGAGCCATTAAAATCTATCTCCGGCTTTTCTCTCCCATCCCAGACAGGGCCATAGAGGAGTTGATTCCAATGGTCTATCTCTTTGCGTATGATTACGAGATTGTCGCCCGAAAAATCAACTGTTAGCGGTTGGGTTGTTGCCGTTGTAACCTGCGCCGCCGTTGTCGTCGCCGCACCGCCGCCTGTAGCCACTTTCCCTGCAGGCGCAGGGGGCAAACTGCCCCCACTCGCACCCGCACCGCCGCCGCCGCCCGTTAGAGCGGCCCCTGCGCGGCCCATATACTGGAGTTGGCGCACAGCCTGCTGAAAACGGTTATACGCGGCGCGTTGCTCAAATACATCGCTCCCTGCGCGGCGAAACTCCTGCGACAACTGCGTCCGTAGTGCGATCTCTTGCGCGTTGACCCGCAGACGGGTCGCGGCTTGCTCTGCGGCAGTCAATCTTTCAAGTGAATCAATAGACCCCTCATTCGCCTCTCGGAAACTATCGGAAGCCTCGCGCAACGCCGCAAATGAGTCGGAAGTCTTAAACATATCTTCCCCCAACTCTGTAAAACTAAAGTCTCCGAATATATTTCTAAATTGTTGAACTATAGATTGAAACTCTCCTAAAATTGTTTTGCCTAAACCTGTAAGCCGCCCTTTCTCTCTATCTATAAGTCGATTGAATTCAACGTCACCCCTCCCGGCAAAATTAAAAAAGGATTGTGCTTGTGCTAAAAAAGCAGGTTGGGCAGCGATACTTACGTTGCCGGACATTAATTCGTCAAACCGTTGCAATAGCACAAAAAAATCTTGAACAGTCTTAGATGATTCCTGCAAGCTTTCCGAGGGGTCAAAATCAAAAGAACGCTGAAACAAAAATTCAAACAGAGACATTAGATAGTTTTGCAGTTGGACGTTTTCTTCGGCAAATAATGTCTCGAAAACACCTGCGGATGCTTGCGCGACTTGTCGCGCTTCGTTGTTTAATTGAGCAAGTGCAGAGGATAGTTCATTTATTGCTGGCGGCGCATCTGATAGTGCTTTAAATCCTCCTATAAGCCCGTCAAGCGTAGTGCCAATAATAGGCATAAAGTTACCTCGGGCCATTTCTACCAAATCTTTTGCCAGTGCTGAAAATTCGGGGTTTATTGTGCTCAGTGAGTTTAGTGTGACATCCAATGTGTCGTTAAGAAAGTCAAAAGCACGATCAACCTCGGCAATTACATCTTCAAAACCAAAAACACTCTCATCGACCGCCACAGGCCCGAGAAGGGTTGGCCCCCTTTCGGCTACTCTGGGGCCGGTCGAAGGTCTATATGATGCCGCTCTAACTCGCGCCGGTAATAGGCCGTCAATCCCGCTCTCTATGTTCTGCGCCGCCTCGGTTAAAATGTCTGGGAGTTTTTGATTAAACTCACGGTCAATGACAAGCAGTTTCTCATTGAAAATATGCTCGGCCTCTTCAAGCTCTTTTTCTCTCTGATCTCTTAAATCTTGTTGTGCCATGAGTGTGTTTAAATAGCCAGTCAAAGCGTTTTTTGCTTTTGGTTCTTCACTCTCAAAAAAATCACTTATGCCGGAAAGTAGGGTAAAGAGGGGGGCAGTGGTTGCATTTGAAGGAGTGTCCCCCATTGACGGGGCCGTAAAAATTGATAGGGTTTTAAAAAGAGGCGTATCAAAAATTAAATTTCCAATTTGCTCAACCACTCCACGTTCAACGCTTTTTGGATCAGACAACCGATCCAATTGGTCGGCAACCCCAGATAATGAACTTGCCAGAGAGTCGCTTTTTTTTTAAGATTTATATATTTAAAAATAATAATATTTTAGAAAATACAACGGTTTACTTGTTTCCAGATCATTTAAAAATGGGAGATCCAACGCTTCTTGACGGAACTGGAGGTCGAGGTCTATACATTATTTCAAACGAGAAAAATAAATATTTACATAATGATAGCTTATATCAAATAGACCTGCCAGAGTTAATATTACATGGAGCTAAAATTAAGCATAACTTAAAATTTCTGAATAATTACATCGTTGGAAATAAAGGAGAGTATATTAAAAATAACATATTACAAATATCAGAAATTAATACAAATGGAATCATTAACCCTGAAATTGGGGCTATAAATTTAAAAAATATTTCAAAAAATTATAAACAATATAAAAATGATGCCTCTAGATTTATCGCTCAGTCTGGCGGTCTAATTGATGATGAATTTTATTCAAATACTAAAGAGGCGCTTGATGAGAATTATAAAAAAGGATTTAGGCTATTTGAGTTGGACATATTGAAAACTTCAGATGATAAATTTATTGCTTTTAAGAGTTGGGAAAGGTGGAAAACTAAAACTAATTATGAAGGTGAAATTCCTGCTAGTCATAAAGACTTTATAGAGCATAGTATTTTAGGAAAGTATTCTCCATTAGATATGGAAGAAATTAACAATTGGTTTTTAAATCATAAAGATGCAATTTTAATATCTGATGTCACTACCGATTTTAAATCTTTGTCTGAGTATTTCATTGATAATAATAGATTAATGATTCAATTAAATGATGAAGAAAGCTTTAAAAGTAGACCTAGCATGTACAATTCTCCAAGAAAGCCAACAAGAGTTTTAGATTCTGTTACAGGTAGAGAAATTCTTGTAAACGATGCCAAAAAACGTATCATTATCGAGGATCCCATCAAGGATTTTTTCGATATAGAGCTGTAGTTCGTAGCAAAAACAATGCCTTGTTTAACAGTTCATCAAGTTGCCTTTCGGTTACTATCAAGCCGTTGCCGTTAATCTCCAGAATGATTTCATCAATTCCAGATTCGTAGATATCCATGGATTCCACCGGCTCCGATAATATCTCATCAAGTTTTGATTCAGCCAAGCGGTCAATCTCCGCGTCAAAGTCTGTGTCGTAGTATGTTTTCATGGTTAGTCTCCGTATTTATCCCAAGAATAATCCGCGATCTCATCGAAGTCAGTTTCCTCATCGAGTAGAGTTATCACTTTGTCGATTGTAGAATCTTTATAGTACCGGTACATATTTTTGGTAGCGTACATAATCAAATCTTCTTTGATGTTGTCGTAGTCACCTTCAGAAAAGTTTCTTTGTGTTTTATGTCTCATTTGATTACTCCTATTTAAAGTATGTTTATTTTATCAGAAATTTTGCCCG